AGTAGTAACTTATTAAGCATAAAGGAAAGAGACAAATATGACATCACGTTTGCAAAATCGCAGAGATACTGCGGCAAATTGGACTAGCAATAATCCAACGCTAGCTGCTGGTGAAATCGGTTATGAAACCGATACAACCAAATTTAAGATTGGCGATGGAACAACTGCGTGGTCTTCTCTTGCTTATGCTTATGCCGCAGGAGCAACAGGACCAGCAGGAGCAACAGGACCAACCGGAGCAACAGGACCAACCGGAGCAACAGGTCCAGCCGGTGCAACTGGTGCTACAGGTCCAATCGGCGCAACAGGTTCAACAGGACCTATTGGTGCTACCGGACCTACAGGACCAACCAACATCACTAGCATCACAGCTGGAACTGGATTAACTGGTGGAACTATTACAACTTCGGGCACAATAGCAATAGCTTCTAGTCAGTCTGATTTAACAATTAAAGGATTTGAAGAAGACGTTAATGTTGTAGCTGCAGCTGCAACCGGTACCATTAATTTTGATATAGCAACAGCATCTGTTTGGTATTACACATCAAACGCAACAGCAAATCACACCTTAAACTTTAGATATGACAGTTCAACAACGCTGAACTCGTCTCTTTTAACTGGAGATGCAATTACTTTAGTTTGGTTAAACACAAATGGAACAACTGCCTATTATCCAAACGTGATTCAGATCGATGGCAACACAATAACACCAAAGGTTCCAACTCCAATTACGGCCGGCAATGCTTCAGCGATTGATGCATATTCATTTACAATAATTAAAACCGCATCTGCAACTTTTACCGTACTAGAAACACAAACCAAGTTCGCTTAAAGGGGATCAGATGTCACCAATTGCAAGTACATTAACAAACACATCGGCTCGCGGCTATGGTGGCCTAGGTGCGTCGGTCACTTTACCGTCTGATTTTGAGTTCATACAAGGTTATTTGTTAACCTCAAACGCTACAGACGTCACGTTTGCAACCATACCATCAACTTACCGAGCTTTATTTTTACGAAGTAGTGCTCGAACAACTGGTAATCAAACAGACACCTACATCAGGTACAATGGAAACTCTAGCGCAGTTTATGCAAATCACCTTTTAACCGCAAACGGAAGTTCGGTCAACCCTTTTGATCTGACAGGCCAAACACAAACAAGAAGCGCGTGTCTACTTACCGGGTCAACTCAACCAGCTGGAACTTTTGGTGTAGGTTACTTACAGATTAATGACTATGCTTCATCGACAAAACTGAAAACAAGTAAGTCGTATGTCGGAACCATTGGACCAGTCAGCGGTGGCGAAATGCAGTGGTATGACAATCTTTGGGCAAGCACATCACCAATTACATCCATCTTTCTTTACCCAGGAGAAGGTTTGTTTGTGGCGGGTAGTCGATTCAACCTTTATGGAGTTAAATAATGCCATCACCTACATACCAACTTATTAAATCACACACTGTTACTTCAGCCACAAATAACATCGTGCTTGACAACATACCACAATCTTTTACAGATCTTATTATTATTGGCAAAAGTAGAATTACAAGTGCAGCTTCGCAGTCTAACCTCAGGTTTAATGGTGATCAAACTGCGGTTTATGATGCTCAAGCACTATCTAACAATGGTGGTGGTGGTTTGATAGCTGCTCGCGAAAGTGGGAGATCTCAAATAGATGGCGCTGGCGCAATCGGCAGTTCCAACACTACTGGTTGGTTTTCGGGCAATGAATATCACATTTTTAATTATTCAGATTCAACCAAATACAAGACTGTACTAGTGTTTGGAGTAAGTTCAAACAATGGAAATACTCTTGACTATTGTTCGGTTTCGGTTGCTATGTGGGAAAATACAAATGCAATTACGTCAATTACATTTGTTACAAATGGAACTAACTTTGACGTTGGAAGCGGTTGGTCTATTTATGGGATTAAGGGTGTATAATGTCTAATACAATGTTTTTAATCCAATCGGTTACCCTAACTAGCGTTAACACTTCTGTTGATCTTACTTCAATTCCGTCTACATACACGCATCTTTTTGCCGTAGGTAGCATAAGAGGCGTAGAAAATAATTCAACTTTAGCCCTGCGTATGAACAATGATTCTGGAAATAATTACGCGTTAGTTCAAAACTATACCTACATTACTGCCCCAGGCACTGGAGCTAGTCGCTACACAATTGGAAGCACTTCACAGATTAGAAACAATGCAGGACACGTTGAAGACACAACTCGTTTGGCAAACCTTTTTGGGCAATTTGAGTTGTATATACCAGATTACGCGTCTAGTTCTTATACAAAATCGTACATTTTTAAGTCTGTTCATTCTTTGAATACTTCACAAACAGTAATGTCTGATGCATATGGCGTTTGGAACAGCACTTCTCCAATTAACAGGTTGACTTTTAAAGGTGACAGTGGACAGAATCTAAATGTTGGATGTTCCGTACATCTTTACGGAATTAAATAAAACGAAAGGGAAAAGCATGTCTGAAATATTAACCAAGGTTATTGTTGATTGCACTACTGGCACAACAGAAGTTCGACCTTTAACAACCGAAGAAATTGCTCAAAGGGAAATTGATATTGCAGTTTATGCTGCAGAAAAAGCAGAACGTGAAGCACAAGAACAAGCCAAAGCAGTTGCAAAAGCATCAGCAGAAGCAAAACTTGCAGCTCTCGGTTTAACAGCTGAAGAAATCGCAGCACTTTAGTGAAAAAGGTCGGGGGACCAATGAGATTTCATGTTGTATCACTGCCACATACTCAAGTAACAAAACAATACACAAGTTGCGCTTTTACTGAAAAAGTTAGACGCTTTTGTATAATGATGAATAATCTAGGTCATGAAGTTTATCTTTATGCCGGAGAAGAAAACGAAGCGCCAGTAACTGAACATATAAGTTGTATTCAAGAACACGTTAGATCTTATTCATTACAAGGTCGTCATTACACTACAGGATCTTTTGATACAAAGTTGCCACATTGGATGATATTTAATGACAATGTTAAAACTGAAATAGCAAAGAGAATCCAACCAAAAGATTTTATTTGCCTTATTGGCGGCTATGCCCATAAAGAAATAGCTGATGCTTTTCCAGAACATATGTCAGTTGAGTTTGGAATTGGCTATGGCGGGACATTTGCCAAGTACAGAGTCTTTGAATCTTACGCTTGGATGCATTCAATTTATGCAAGTTATACCAATCCAACAACAGTTGATGGTAACTTCTTTGATGATGTGATTCCAGGTTATTTAGAAACAGATATGTTTCCAGAGGGATCAGGTTCTTGCGATTATTACTTCTATATTGGCAGAATGATTGAGCGAAAAGGTTTTAGAATTGCTCAAGAAGTTTGTGAACGCCTAGGCAAACGTTTGATCTTGGCAGGTCCAGGAGATGAACGAGGCACAGGTTATGGCGAGTTTATAGGCAATATTGGCCCTGAACAAAGAGCAGAACTAATGGGAAATGCAATCGCCTTGTTTGCCCCTACAACTTACATTGAACCATTTGGAAACATTGTAGTAGAGGCACAAACTTGTGGAACTCCTACAATAACAACCGACTGGGGAGCATTTACAGAAACCAATATTCATGGAGTGACAGGTTATCGTTGCAGAACTTTGCAAGACTTCATGGAAGCAGCAGAAAACGTTAAAGATCTTGATAGATCTTTTATCAGACAACAAGCAATTGCCAAATACTCACTAGAGTCAATCCAAGTCAAATACGAGAAATACTTTGAAAGACTTTTAACTCTTTGGGACGATGGTTGGTACCAAACAAAAGAAAAGGTAAATAGATGAGCCTATCAAAGCGACTACGCGTAGCCGGTGAAAAACGCGCTACCAATCAATTTGTTGAGCCACTAATTCCAGGTAGACCTGCATATGCAACTCCAGCTGGAGTGGACGTAAATGCGGAATCCGCCATTCGAATGTCAACAGTTTATGCGTGCGTTCGCTTATTAGGTGACACAATTTCTTCACTACCACTTAGCGCATACGTGCGACGTGGTCGCGCTCGCATCAATTATGCAGCAGCTTATGGATCAATGCCAACATGGATTAACCAACCCAATCCAGATACAACTAGATTAGAATTTTTTGAGCAAGTCATTGCATCTCTTAATTTGCATGGAAATGCTTTTATCATTACAGTTCGAGATGATATGGGAGATGTTACAGAACTTTATTGCATCAACCCTGAGTATGTAAGACTTCGCCGACCAGAACCAAATGCAGATATTGAATACATTGTAACGATTCCTTATAATCCACAAAATGGACTATACGATCCAATGCAGTCAAATCAACTTTCTGGCAAAACAATGGTTTTGACTAAGAACGAAATGCTTCACATTCCAATGTTTAGACTTCCTGGACAATTACTTGGTCTTGGTCCTATTGGAGCTGCTCGTGTGACTCTTGGATCTGCAATGGCCGCAGAGATCTATGCCGCCGCATACTTTGGAAATGCTGCAAATCCTGGTGGAATCATTGAAGCACCAGGCGAATTGACGCAGGAACAAGCAGCAGATATTGCACGAGATTGGAACATTTCTCACTCTGGACCATATCGTGCTGGTAAACTTGGTATTCTTACAAGTGGAGCAACATTCAAACCGTTGCAACTTAATGCAGCAGACGCACAACTAATTGAAGTCCGACGTTTTGGCGTAGAAGAAATTGCACGTTTGTTCCGTGTTCCCGTATCTCTACTTGGACATCCTGTTGCTGGCGCAATGTCATTTGCATCTGTTGAAGCTCAAAACTTATCATTCGTACAACATTCTCTACGACCATTACTAGAGCGGTTAGAACAATCTCTGTCTAAACTTCTGCCAGAGCCTGATGGTTTCATTAAGTTTAATCTTGACGCGCTTCTACGCGGTACCACGCTAGAACGTTATGAAGCATATACAAAAGGACTTCGTGAAGGATTCTTAAGTCTAAACGATGTCCGCTTCACAGAAGATCTTTCGCCACTAGGTGAATCAGGAGATCAATACAGAGTTCCGCTACAAAACATAGATGCAGCAGACGCAAAAGATGTTGGTCTAAATATGCGTGCGGACATAGCCGCCAAACTTATCCAAGTCGGATTTGATCCGAAGGCCGTATCTGAAGCTGTTGGTCTTCCAGAAATGACACATACAGGTTTGCCTTCAAATCAACTACAACCAATTGCTACTGTAGATCCAGAAGATCCAAAAGCAGCTTACGAGGTCGAATAATGCAAGTAATTGATGGAGAGGTTAACTCAAGGAGCAAAATGAAAAAAATAGAACGCCGCACGTACCATGTGCAAGAGGTACAAACACGAGCTGAAGGTGATAAACTTACTT